CAACTGGTTTTATTTCAGAATGCAAAGTGTCTCTTAATTCTTGTATATCTAAAGTTACAAATACTTCTTCTATATTAGGATTGTAAACAGTGTGCGTTACTGGAGATGACAATTCATCAAAACTAGGATTTAATGCATCAGCCCAATCAGAATAATTTAAAAAATTAGTTCTACTAGAAACTGCATCAAAACCATCTGCTGGCAAAGGTTTACCTGTTCTTAAGTCAGTGCTTCCCTCTATGCTGTCCTCAGAAATAGTAGTATTAAAATCAAATTCTGATAATGATTTAGTATCAGATACGATTCTTTGAACTTTAAATTCTGGATTTACTCTATAAGGACCATAAAGAAAACTATCATAAGGTTTATCAATATAAATTTTATTAAAAAATTTAAAAGGGTCTTGATTTTCAGTGCCTAATTTTAATTCTGCTAGAACATTAGAGTAATTAAATTTTTGATTTAATTTAAGTGGTTCTACAAATTCGATAGAATTAGTTTGTTTATATTGAAAAGTTGATAGTCGTTTTATTATTTTAACTAAATTTGTATCTATGCCTCTTTTTTGCGTTCTAAAAGCGTATTCATTTGTTTTGCCGCGATTTTTTAAAGTGACAGATTTTTTAGCTTGAGCTTTAAGAGCTATTAAGTAAAACCCATGGACCTTTTGTTGTAGATCGCCATTTAAATTTATTTCTGGGACTAAGAAATCAAATACTTCTAATTTATCATTATTATCAGCAAGCACTTCTAAATCGTTGCCAATACTAGTTGTAAATCTAAAAGAGTAATCAACAATTGAATTGTAAGTAAAGCCGTCTACTTTTTTTGTAGGACCATCTGGGTCTAAAATATTAAAGTTTAAACCAGCCTGAGTTTCTAAAGGTCTATATATTAGAAATATTTCTTTATCTAAATTATTTAAAAATTTTGTAAAAGCTTCTTTCCAGTCTTTCTTTAATTTTGAGTTTACTATTGTGTCGCCATTATCTTTTTCTATAAAATCTCCAAGATTATTAAGAGCTTTATCTACTAAATTTACTTGATATAAATTAGCATCAGGAGTGATATTTCTAGCCGATTGTTTTAAAGATACTAAATCTAAAAATTCAGAACTTAGTATCTGCGATAGCATTGAAGATGATGACTTTGCGCCTTTGCCAAAATATTGCATATCTTCACCCTCTTCACCTTTAAAGAAAAGGCTGTTTTTATCATTACCAAAAGCAAATAAAGATTTGTAATTTGTTGGAAATGTATCATCAGTTACATCATAAATAAAAATATCTTTAATTTTGAAATTTGCTGTGGCAGTTTCAATGAGCAACAAGAACTTTTCAGCGTCGCTACCGCTTGAAACAGCTTTTGCTGTGAAGCTAAATGTGCCATTACCACTAACGATATCGCTTTGAAAAGGATGACGTACTTTAATTGCACCAGACGAGTAATCAAAAATAGTAAATTCAACTCTGTAGACTCTATCCTCAACTATATTAGTATTACTAGTTTCTTGAATAAATGCAAATGTGTTTGTATTTGTAAGAGTATAAACGCCATTGTCAAAAGTTATAGTGCCTGAATCATTACCTGCGCCATCTACCGTGTTAATAGATTTTGATATATCAGTTAAATCTGAATATATTAAATAATCTTTGATTTTAGCTTTAGTGACAACGCCTTCGTTTGTATCTCTTTCTAAAACACTTTTAACACCAGATTGATTTACTAGTTTTACATCTACTTCATTAAAATCTGTTGTCTCACTACCCTCTGGCCCCATGAAAAGACCAAATCTTGGAAAATCATTTTTTACACTGACACATGTTCCATTTAATTTGCCCTTAGTTTCTTCATCATCGTCTTGTTTATAAGATACTCCTCCATATACAAATCCATTAGACGCATTAGAATTTGTATTGAAAGTGTGAACACTATTATTTCCAGTGCCAAATTGAGACCAATCAGGAGCTACTAAACCTGCTTTGCCAGTAAAGTTTGTAGGTTGACCAGTTGGCTCTACTATTAAATCATCAGGATTAGATTCTGCAAGATGATTGAAAAAATTAGTTAGGGTAATATCTCCAGTTATATCAGCTTGTGTTGGACTACTGTCTGCTATATTAACTTTAGATGAATCGCTTTTTAAACTTACTTGAACTGGTGAGTCATTTAAATAAATGCCTTGCAATAAATCTGGACCATTTACAACTTCAGCATTTTTGTTTACTAAACCCTGTATTGGTCCATCGCTTATCAAATCTAAAGTTTCTAAAAAACTATATGATGCTCCATATTGCATCTCCCCAAGTTTAGGAGGTCTAAAAACTGGAGGACTGGCTTGGTTAGCTCCAGCAAATTTTGTTTTTTTATGTATATGTTTCATTATAATACAAAAGAATTTGCTGATATTGGAGCGTCTATATTTGTGCTTTTTGATATAAAAGTATTAGACTGGAGAGCTTTTTCATCAGGCACTATTAATGGGAATGATTTAATACATGACTGAACTACCGCTGAGCCAACTTTTAATCTACCATAACCAATAGGCAAAAAAGATCCTTGTTGTGCTAAATTTGTCTTTGAAGAAAATATGTAAGATTGGGTTAATGCGTTGGCTACAGCGGAAATTTCTTGCTGGGCTGGCAAGCCTAAATCTGGTTTTGGAGCTAGCATGGACGCTACAGCAGCTAAGCCTACAGCTTTAGCAATACTACCAAAAACACCAGCCCCCTTTGCTGCTGCACCTGCTGTACCTGCTGCACCTGCTGCACCTCCACCTAAAGATCCAGTTAGTGCAGAAAACCCTGCGCCAAGTGTTTGTCCTACAAAACTTGTGACAGCAGTTACAGGTGCTAAAACTGCTGACACCACTGCACCTATAGCTGAGAAAACTCCAGCTCCTGCTATAGCTGGTACTAAATCAATTCTTTTTGGTTTTTCTTTTAGATCTTCAAAAGATTTTATTCTTTTCTTATTAACTATAATATCATAAAAAAAACATTTATTTTGCAAACTTAAAATCCTTGCTTTAAATCCTTGCCTATTACAATCTATTGCGTCTATTAAATCAGATGCATTTTTTAAGTTTAAAGAAAAGAATTTTTGATATTCTTTTTCTAAAATTCCATGTAAATATATTTTAGTCATAGTAAAGCCTTTATCCTTCCTAATGTATTTACATCTGAATCTGAATTTTGTGGTTCATAAATATGAACTTTTTGCGTATTTAAACTAAAAACTAAAAAAGGCAAACAAGCATTGTCAGCCATTTCTTTGTCAAAATCTGACGGCTCTTCATCTCCGACTATGTGACTATGATATAAAGCTAAAATTGCATACTTCTCCTTAAATAATAAATATTCTAAAGGATCTACTAAAAAAAAAGATTGAGGATTATCAGAGGCGTTTTCGCTTTCTTTTACTATAAAAGTATTATCCTCAATGCAATGACCTAAAAAACCACATATTTCATATCTTAAGTTTTTATTACATAAGATTTTTATATGTTCTAAAGCTGCTCTTGGGGTTTTAAATTTTTTCATTGACCATATCCAAATCCATCCGTTCCTGGGAATCCTGCAAATCTAGGGTAGTAATAACTAGGGTTAGAAATAACTACTTCATCATTAAGGCTAACACTAAAAGATCCAGTTTCAAAAACTCCTGAACCACTTAAAAATATATTATTTTCATGTAAATCTTTTAATCCAGTATGATTATCAGGCAAAGCTCCAGTGGTCATGTCCCACCATGCAACTAAGTTTCCATCTCCACTTATCTTTTCAAAATCTCCAGTTAGCTCATAATAATTTCTCGGAATAAAATCAATAGTGTCTTTACTTGGAGTTATAATATCTTGAATTAAATATTTTTGTTCAATTTTAGTTAATTTTCTCTTCCATAGAGCGCATGGACCTAAAGACCCATTTAATGACGCATGTTTACTATTGCCTAAATCAATACCTCCTATTGTAAAAGTTTCGGGTAAATTAACGCCTCTTTCAGTAGCTGGAGCTGTTTGAGCACTAAAAAACGTATCTGGTTTATCTATCCTAAAAGATGTTATTGATCTGCCATCAGCTGCATTTGGGAGACCTTTTTCATGAGTTATAAAATAACAATCCCAGCTGCCTTCAACTGAGCCTACTATTTGCCTTTGTTCAGGATTTATATTTGGGTCATATGGGTTGAATCCAGAATAGCTAAATTGAATATCATCTACTCTACTAGCGTCTTGTGAGTTTACTCTACTTAAATTAAAGAATTTAAATTGATCATCTCTAGGAGTTGTGCTTACAATTGCTGATTTTTGACTTGAAGCAGCGTTACCACTTACCCAAATCATAAGAGTGAAATCTCCAGTTAAAAACCCAGTTATATCTCCAGTGCTTGTAAATAATCCAGCTGAATTTATTGAATCATTTTCATCTACAAATTTATTACCAAAAAATGACATTGTGTTAAACCCAGTAGGGTCTATTTCATCTTTTACATAAGTGTATTGGTTATCTAAGTTAAATCTTTTTCTACATGCTGATAAATTTTTAGAACATACATCTTTTTGCCAAAACGATGGTCCTTCATTAGGATGCACTCCAGAATTATCATTAACAACAGATACATAAACAGTTTTTGAATCAATAAGTGATTCTGTCCTAGCTATTGTATTACTAGGATTAGGCATATTAGGTATTTTATTACCTTTTACATAAACTATATCACCTTTGATGTATTCTCGATCAGGATTCCACTCAGCGTTAACATCATCAAAAAAATGCTTTTGACTATTACTTAGACCTCTATATATAGGTGTTACCGCATTGCCATCTGAATCAGTAAAAGGTTTGCTGCCTTCGGTCTCTATTGGTAAACCATAATATCTACAGCCCTGACCCCTGTATTTCCAAAAGCAATAACTTGATACGATAGCTCTATCATTTACATTAAATGATTCTACATCTAATGGTGAGCTAAGTTCAAATTCTACAAATAGTTTTGATTCTTGCGCTTTTCTACCTATGACATACTCTTCAGAGGATATGACAGCTGCTGCGTTAGCTGAACTCCAAGGATTCCCTCCATCAAAGTTTATATCATCTATATTTTTAAGAAAAGCTTTTTTTCTTGTTACTTTAGCATTAATAAAATCATTATAATTTTGTAATAATGCAGTTATTAAAAAATCCTTATTAGAAACCCTGATTTTAGGTCTTGGTAGTCTTTTATCGCCCAACATCTCAAAACCTTCAGACTCCATAGCTATTGGGGTATACTTATTACCCTGCCAAGTTATACTATCTCCAAACAAACTACCATTATGGAAAAATACAGTTTCTGTTTTCTCTGTTTTTGGATCTGTTAAAGCTATCTGGAAAAATTCTAAGATCGCAGTTGGCTGCAAATCTAATAAATTTTTTGCTACTATGTTTTTTCCTTCATCTGCCATAACAATACTTACACTTTTGCTATATTATAATATAAAAAACAGTGTAAAATTATATAATAATTAAAACATATATGCTATGAGTGTTATTTTTAGAGTAGTAGGGGCAAATGAAACTGTTAAAGATTTGTTAAATGAAGATTTAAAAGTAGTTTCAAAAAGTAAATCAGTTACAGGCTCAGTAATTTTTAATATTAAAAATGATGATAAAACTTTTACTTTTGAGCAAAAAGAGGTTGATTTTCACTCAGATTCAGTTCATTTGAATGGTTTTTTATCAGATGGCAATGGAAATGTTGGAGTTGCTCAATTAAAATTTATACCTCAAACATACAATTGCCCTTAAGATGGTCGGTTCAATAAAATCAATTTTAAAATCTATAGAACTATATTTAACATTAAAAAATAAAAAATTTTACTATGAGTTATATAAAGAGTTTAAAGAGAGAGAGCAAAAGCTTGTGCAAGATATTGAGAACCTTAGGATTCGTGGTGATACCCATAGCGCTGACAGGGCTGACCTCTTGCGAGACTACCTCAACACCGAACGTAGGGAATTTGAACATATATCAGCCTTCTACTCTAAGATTACAGGAGGGGAAAACGATACAAACAATTGACGGTATTTACACACCACAAACCACTGAAATTTGGCACTCTGATACTAGATTTAGGAAATTAGAAAGACAAATTTACAATTCTAGTAAATAATTCTTGAAAAAGATTAAAGTTTATTCATAATTAAGTGATTATGAATAAAATATTGTTCAGTCTTTTGACTATATTGGGCATTGCGCTTAGTAATGCAGGTACACAAGCAACCACATTAGCCGATAATATCGGTGTTAGTGGTGGCATTTCAGTTAGCAACTTCACTACAGATAGAGGTTTAGCAGTAAGAGAAGATTCATTTGATTACTCTCTTTCATTAACAGCTCCTCTTGCTGGTGGTGATTTTTCAATTGGCTTAGGGCTTGCCGATTCAGACGATGATACAGATGCGTCATATTCTGTTTCTTACAGTAAACCAATTGAAGTCGCAGGGCAAAAACTTGAAGCAAAAGCAAGTTTCTCTGGTCTTGACTCTGTTTTCGGTGATCGTGAAGAAGTTGCGGTTGGTCTTACATACGGATACAGCCTTTTTGATGCATCAGCAGCAGTTTGGCATGAGCTAGAGAATGATTGGTTTGGAGTTGAACTAGGCGTGTCACGCCCTGTTGGCACTCCAGTTAATGATCTTGTTGCGACCCCATTTCTTACTGTGAACCTTGCAGATGAATATACGGCTATAGAAGCTGGTGTTAAAGCTAGCTATCCTATTAGTGATAAGCTTTCTGTTTCAGCTAAGTTATCATACAACAATAACGACTTTGATAATTCATCTTTTAATGTTGAAGATGAGTGGATTATTGGCGCTGGATTGAAATTTGATTTTTAAAATTTTTACTATCAAATTAAATAAACTTAAAAAGCTCTCCGCAAGGAGAGCTTTTTTTGTGTAAGTAATAGTTATATGGAACCTGAAAAGTCTATTTTAAAAGAGTTTCTTAACGGAGGATGGCTTGTCCCACTAGTAGGAGCTGCTGCAATGTTTGCACGGTTACTCTCTGGTGATAGTGGTTTATCAGTAAAACAACAGTTTAAGAGAATTTTAACAGCAGCTATAGCAGCAGGTATTGCATGGTTTGTATTAGAGCAAACTGATGTATCATCTTTAACAAAAGCTATTGCTTATGGTATTATTGGTGTTGTCAGTCCTGAAGTTATTGGGGGTATAGTTCGTCTAGGGCAAAAATTCGAAAAGAATCCAGAAAAATTTATTAAGAAATGAGACCTAAATTTATAGTTTATTGTTTATCTGCAATTTGTTTAATCTTCGGATTAAAAGGGTTTGAACTAAATAAGGATATACAGAACACATTAAAAGAAAACGCCCGACAATCAGAATCCTCTATTATGGAGATAGGAATGTGTTTTGATTGGTACGGTGTAATAATAGTTAATTCTGTAATTAAAACATCTCATGGCACAATGACACCAGCAGAGATGGTAGACACTTTAAAAGAGGAGAGCGGTTATAAGGATGAGTATTTAGAGGGGTATAAAAAGGATATCACCCCAAAAGAAAAAGAGTATGCTGATTTTGTGTTTAACCAAGAGGAGAAAATAAACGCATATGTTAATGAGTTAATTACGTGGGCAGAAAAAGGTGATATAGAAATGATTAAAGCTTCCATTCCTAGGATGTATGACATGACTGACCCTACTATTGATGCCATAAATAATATCATGGACACAAAAATGTATTACAATGAAGAGCAATCAGAGATTCTAAATAAAAAAATAGAAAGGTTTTCTGATTTTATATGCACCTTATTAGCATTATGTTTTGTAATGTCTATATGCGCATCATTTAGTAAAAAATGTAATTAAAATGAATTTTAAAGGAAAAAAAGAAGTAGTAAAAGCTGTACAAAAACTATTAGGCGTTTCTGCTGATGGTGCAGATGGTCCTGTAACTTGGAATGCTATCTTAGCAAAATTATCTACAAAAGAAACTCCAACCTCAGATGGAAATATACCGCAAAAAATGGTTTCATTGGCTAGAGATGAAATAGGAGTTTCAGAAGTCGATGGTAGCAATTGTGGGCCGAGAGTAGATGAATACAAAGCAGCTACTTGGCTTGACCCAGATAAAGGTTGGCCTTGGTGTGCAGCTTTCATCTGCTGGTTAGTTAGAGAGGCTATCGATGGCGAGGACATAAAATTCAAAAGACCAAGAACTGCTGGCGCATGGGATTTTGAGAATTGGGCTAAACAGCAGGTTGCAAATGGCATAGATCTTCGCAAACCAACAAATGGAAATATTAAAGCTGGAGATATAGTTGTATTTACATTTTCTCATATCGGTTTAGCTGTAAAGGATATAGACTCAAGCGGTTATGTAGTTACTATAGAAGGTAATACAAATGGGGCTGGCAGTCGTGAAGGTGGATCTGTTCTAGAGAAAAAACGTCACGTTTCTAAAATAAGGAGTAGGATAAGAATAATATAAAAATATTTGAAGATTGGGCTTACTTGTTTATTATTATACTTTGTTATAATAAGATGTCTGACAAACAAGAAATTTCAGTTAAAAAGGAGGATATATTTTTATTTGTTGTTGGTAACTCCATGTTTGATCCTATGGAGAAATGTATAGACTCCACAAGGTACGAAGTTTTTGATACTTTTATTTACGATAATGAAACTGATTACAAATATAATCAGGATGACACTTATGCTAAATTTTGTTGGGAGGTCACAAAGTTAAAAAATAATGCGCCTCAAATGTCTAGAGATGAGATAGCTAGATTATGTGAAGAAATAGAAGAAATCGCACCTAAATTTGTTAACTTAAAATGCACTTAGTAAATGATATACCTACAACTCATGACGATTATGATCATGTCAATTGCATTATAGAGATACCTAAAGGAACTAATACAAAATATGAGTATGATGAGAATTTAAATGTATTTAAATTAGAAAGATGTTTGGTCTCATCATTGCAATATCCAATTAATTATGGTTTCATACCTCAAACTATTGCACTAGACAATGATCCTTTGGATGTCCTTGTTTTCAACCATGATCCAATCGATAGAGGCACTCTAGTGAGTTGCCGTGTATTGGGCATGCTTGGTTTTGAAGATAGTGGAGAGATTGATAATAAATTGATAGCTGTTCCACATTGGTCTTCAAAAGATAAATACTCTAAACTACATGATATTGAGTCATCGCATTTAAAAATATTTAGACAATTTTTTAAAATTTATAAAGTTGATAGAAAAACAGATACGAAAGTTGGAGATTGGAAAAGTTCAACATTTGCCATGGAAGCGCTAAAAGACTCACATGAGCGTTGGGTTAAAGCCAACCAAGAAAAATTTCATGAGGAGTGGGCAGATAGACAATTTTGGTCTAAAATCAAAGAAAAAGGTTACATAGTTCAACCTGATTAGGTGTAATTAGTAATAACAACCATTTAATATATTATGGAAATACTACTTAAACTTATTGAAGACAACCCTTGGTTTGGTGTTTTAACAGCGCTTATAGCTTTTGCTTCTGCGATCACTGCTGCTACACCTACTCCTAAGAAAGGATCAATCTGGGCTAAAATTTACGCTCTTGTAGATTGGGCAGCCCTTAATATTGGTAAGGCCAAGCAGAAGTCTGAGGATTAATTCTAGACTAATTTCTTAGACACCCCCTCCCCGTATGGGCTAGGGGGTTTTTTAGCTAATTTAAGCAGGAAAATTGGTAAAATCTCCTGTGCCTGTATATCTAAATCCAGCATCAAAAGGGCTTAGGTAAAGTCCAGTTGGTAAATTTAAATCTGTTATTTTATCATTAAATTCTCTTATTACGTGATTTGAAAAATATACGTAATTTATGCCAGAACCGTTTTGGCTTGCGTATGCGCCAGTTACCTCTGTTCTGACACCAGCCCAATCACCAGAACCTGTTGATAGGTTTGAGTGAATTCTTTGTAGAAGATCTCCCGCCATAATATAAATAATTTAAATATAATTACACTTATTATTGAAAATTTACTTTATAACAATAATATACATATAAGTATATAATATATTTTTATGAAAACTATTCAATACACAGAGAACGAATTAACAGTTTTAGTTCAGCTTTTAGACATAGCTGTAAAAGCTGGAGGTTTAAATGTTGCCGAGGCAGCTATTGTATTAACTAAAAAAATAGAAGCGGCTGCTGCTCCTGACAATGAAATTGTTGAGCCATTTATGGCTGAACCTGAATTAGTCCCAGACGAAGCGGGATCAGACGGACCTTCAGAAGAAAATTCTGAAGATTAGTCTTGACATATACATTTAGTTAGGTAATCTTAAAAATATGTTGTATATATGCATATTTTTGGGGTGGGTTTTATTTATCTTACTAATATTAAGATTCTTTTCTGTCTGTTCAAATAAGAATCGCGCATTCCATAATATAACTTGGGATGAAATAAAAGAACTAGATTTTTTTATTGATGATGAAGCAATAAAGTTTACAGGTTTAGATCATTGTATTACAGGCATAGATCAAAGAGGTTTTTTGATCTATGAGTATGAAAAAATACTTAAATATTTTCAGGAAGAGGGAATGTCTTATGATGAGGCGGTGGAATATATAGATTTTAATGTTATAGGTATTAAGCCTGATAATTATACAATACATTATTCAAAACTATAAATGGTGCATTTCAAAATTTTAAAACTTGTGTACGCTGTAATATCTTTAATCGCAGGACTTACTGTGGGCCTCTTTGTTTCAGTTTTTATAGGTGCACTTACTACATTGCAAGTTTTCTTTCGATTTCCAATTAGAATTTACAATTCTTTAGTAGAAGCAGAAATAACCAGATTAAAATTAGAGGCATTTAACATTCAAACGCAAGTAAGCGATAATGAAGAAACAATGGCCGATAAGATGTGGGATAGGCATATTAGAAGGATGAAGGAAAAAGAACAAAATAAAAATATTTAAGCCCCACTTAATAATAATAAAATAATATGAGCAATAAAACATTAGCCACAATTAACGTTATATGCATCTGTTTTCCTATGATTATGGGGGCATTTATTGATCCTGATTCAGCAAATCAAATTATAGTCGGATTATTCGGATTACTAATGATATTCTTTGGTATCTGGACTTCACTAAGATTAGCTAAACAGCCAGATTAATATGACATCTGTCAAAAAAATGAGAACTACTTTACTAGTTGGCATAATAGTGGCGGTTGCAGTGTTTTTTGCTGTAGCCGTCACTTCTTTTCATGAAAGCCAAGATGATAAAGAAGAGTTGATGCCACCATTGCCACAAATATTAATATTTCCAGAACCGCCACTAATAGAGCCTCCGAAAAATTTACCAGATGTAAATCCATCTAATTATCATAATATAGCATAATTTTATGAAAGAAGAAGAAAAAAGTATTTGTTGGTTAGGTGTTATTCCAGAGTGCGATAAAGATAAGGTTCGTTATCCTACTGATGAGGAGATAAATCAATTTATAGAGGAAGCTGAGAACTTTATTGAGCAAGACCCTTTAGAAACTAGACCTTTAGTGACTAGAAATAAAATTTATAAAAATTATCTTTTAAATACAGATGGAGAATTAGTAAGGAAATATAAAAGCTGTACAAGAAAAATTAATAAGTTTCTAAAAACTTATCCCAACAAAGCAGCCAGTAGATATTATTGGGCTGTCTGTGATAAAGCCATTGATAAACATGTTAGAGTAGGAGTTGTTAAAGCTCTAACTTTTCCTGAGTTAGTAGGTAGAAGCCCTTTAGTTCGTCATTTTAATTTGAAATATGGAGACGATGTTGAAGTTGCGCTTCCGAATGGAGATATAATCAGGTTGATTGTTAACGTGGATCATATTGATCGAAACGAACAAAATGATGAATACAATAATCTTAGATTTTGCACTCATGTAGAACAAAACTTAAACACTGGTCCAAAAAACGGGTCAAAATTTAAAGGAGTTTATATTCTGCGAAATATTAAATCTAAGAGATACAGGTGCAAGTTAGAGCTAAATCGTAAGCGTCAGTCCGCTGTGCTATTCACTGTGCAGAAAAATTTCAAGATAGAGGAACAAGCAGCTACATATTATAACGATAAATTAAAAGAGATTTTAAAAAAACAATTTGGAAATAAATTAGGCCAAGAGCTGATTGATGAAGTGGCATATTTTAATAATGTTATTCCAACGCAACAAGAATTAGATTTAGATATATCATAGATATGATATCTTATGGGGTCTAAAAAAGTAAATGTTAATTGTTTATACTGTGAAAAAGAATTTATTGCTGAACTATCTAATTTAAAAAGAGGTCATGCTAAATTTTGCTCAAAAAGTTGCTCTTGTTCATACCAAAATGAAAATAGAAAATTAATAAAAAAAAACTGTGAAGTATGTGGTAAACCTTTTAAAACTAAATGCAGTCATGCGAAACATTGCTCAAGAAGTTGTGGTAACCGCAAATCAAAAGCAACAATTAAAGCTGCTAGGTCACAAGGTAAATATAGATATCATTTAAGTGCTGAGATATACAAAGAATTTGGTGATTTGAAATGTTTTTATTGTGGATGGAGAAAAGATAAATGCGACATTCACCACATAGTGCCAAGATCAAAAGGTGGAACAGATGAATACAACAACTTAACAATAGCTTGCCCAAACTGTCATAGGCTTATACATAAAGGTAAATTAAAAGTAGGATTAACTTTAGAGGATTATAAAGATGAAATATAGACCACTACCCCCACTAGAAGAATTAAAAGAATTCTTAGATTATAATCCAGATACAGGGATATTTACTTGGATAAAAAAACCAAATAGAAGAGTAAAAGTCGGTCAAGTAGCAGGGACAATGACTTCAAAGGGTTATGTGCGAATTCAATTTAAAGATATTAGATATCTTGCTCATAGATTAGCTTATTATATGTATCATGGTGTAGACCCACTGGAAAACCTTGTAGACCATAAATACGGGCATAATAGTAATAACAACATTAAAAATTTAAGATTAGCGACTAACCCTCAAAATGGTAGAAATCGTGTTAATTTACCTAGTAATAATACTAGCGGTGTAATAGGAGTGTATTGGGATAAAACAGTTAAAAAATGGAGAGCAACACTTATGCTTAACGGCAAAAGAAAAAATTTAGGATATTTCATTAATAAAGAAGATGCAGTAAAAGCTCGTAAAGAAGGAGCGATAAAATATTTTGGTGACTTTCGGAGCAAAGATTAATTTATGAATATAAATGAACTATTAGATATCCATGAAGACACTTGTTCCAAGTGCAAATCAATCATGGTAAAGAAAAATAATGACTATACTGGTGGCAAAACAGCCAATGATATCTTTGCCAACTTTAATTCATCAAAGATAATAGGCTTGCACCCAGTTAAAGGTTTACTGATAAGAGTAATAGATAAAATACAAAGAATAAATTCTTTCACTAACGATAAAGAATTATCCGTGTCGAACGAGACAGTTGAAGATGCTTGCGATGACATTGTAAATTACGCTATCTTAGCTAAAGCTATGCTAATTGAGGAGAGGTCCAAGATCGAACGAAACAAAGCCAAATAATGAATAGACTAAATACATACAAATCATCTGCTACCGCAGGTCGTGAGACAGAAAAGAATTTTAAAAATCTTATGATTAGTAGAGGTAATAAGGTTCGCAAAGCAAATAAGGAACAAGATTGTGTTAATAAAGTAGACTTTATTATTAAAACAAAAGAAAATAAAATATTAAAGTTCCAAGTCAAAAATAGAAATACTCCTGGTAGGAACCAAGCAAAGGATGATAACTTTATAACTTTAGAGTTTAAAAATACTAAAGGGGATGATGGTTGGATGTATGGAGACTCTGACTACTTAGCTAAGGAAGTTGAGGGTGGTTTTAATATATATCATATGACAACTCTTAAAGAATTTGCCGAGATACGAACTCAAAAAAATGTTATTACTAATAGACTAGTTGATAGTTATGTTAAAGGTATGCCATATAAAATATACAAAAGAAAAGGTTCATATGGCCATAAAAATTACGATGAATTAATTTATGCTAATGTGCATGAAATAAAGGAGTTTTTTTTAGAAAAAAGCAAGAGCGTTTATTTTTTACCATCAAAGTGTGAGGACTAAAATAAAAGTTGGCTTTCATCCCTTAAACTTGGGGCTTTTTTATGATAAAAATTATCACTACTTGCTACAACTGCGAGAGCTACATAAGTTCCTGTATTAAAAGTTTACAAATGCAAGAGGAGCGAAATTGGGAGATGTATATTATGGATGATGCGAGCACCGACTCATCTGTAAACGTAGCAAGAGAATTTGCAAAAAAAGATTCAAGAATAATCATAACACAAAATAAAGAAAACAAAGGTGCTGTCTTTAATAAGACTATAAATTTTGTTTCTGTTGCCAAGCCTGATGATGAAGATATTATTGTTACTGTAGACGGAGATGATTATTTAAAACACTCAAAAACTTTATCATACTTAAACACAATATATTCCAAGGGTTATTGGCTTACTTATGGTGGAATTGACCATACTGCACAAAAAAGATTTCCAGAAGACTTTTATACAGAAATAAATTGGTCTGTATCATTAAGGAACCAAACATTTTGTATATCACATTTAAGATCACATAAATTTTTTTTGTTAAAAAATATAAAAAATATAGACTTAAAGAATAAAGATGGAAAATTTTTTAAATATGGAGAAGATGTAGTTTTATTTATACCAATGGCTGAAATGGCAGGAAAAAATAGATGCTTCCACATAAAAGATAAATTATATTTTTATAGATTTCATAATAAAAATGATCACGCATTAAAGACAAATGAAATAGAGAGGCATCACATGATGACAAAAGATTTAAGTTTCAGAATCCCTTATAAAAATAAAACAAAAAAAGAATTAATTAATAACAAATCTGACTTAATCTAATGCTTTTTGTAGACGAAAATAATAAATTTATAAACCATTATCATATGGAATTAGAGGAGCAAAAAATATGCTCTCACTTTATTGAAAGTAGCGATATTGTTCTTGAGTTAGGCGCAAGATACGGAACTGTTTCTTGTACAATAAATAAAAAATTAAATTATTCTAGTAATCAAGTCTCAGTAGAACCTGACGCTAGAGTTTGGCAAGCTCTAGAAACAAATAAAAAAAATAATGAGTGTAACTTTCACATTATTAAAGGTTTTGTCAGTAAAAGAAAATTAAATTTAACAAATTTAAATGATTATTTTGGTGGTTATGGAGCAACCTCAATAGAGGATAAAAAATCTAAAATTCCGATTTATGAATTCAAAGCTTTAGAGGCTGGATTTAAATTAAATTTTAATACCTTGGTCGCAGACTGTGAGGGGTTTTTAGATGTATTTTTACAAGAAAATCCACAAATCTATAAAAATTTTAGTAAAATAATTTTTGAAGCAGACTATCCAAGTAAATGTGACTATGATAAAATTTACAAAAACTTATCTAAAAACAATTTTAAAAAAATACTAAAAGGTCACCAAAATGTTTTCTTAAAATGAATCCTGCTATATTTGGTGTTTAGCTCTCATTCTTGGAAGTAATTTATTACTATACCTATTTGTGACTGGAAATCTTATAAATTACTAACTCCCAGATCGAATCATTTTGTGGCAAATAAGTCCCAGATTGAATGATATTTTGCCAAATAAAGAAATAAATTTATTTTTAGAAAATTTAAAAAACTAAAATAAATCTTTTCGTATTTTATTTAAAGTTTTTATTTGTGCGATTAAATTAGTTACATTAAAAACATGAATAGAATTTGTCTGTATTGTTAAAGGATAATTTAATTCTGTGTCTAATCTTATTCCATCTACTTCATACTCTGGTGGCACAATCTCTGAAACAAAATCATATAAACCATGTTTTTTTAGTAGTTTATAATAATAATCTATTTGTTCTTTTTTTGCTTCTACAACAACATCCATGTTATAATGCAGTTTTGCGACGTTTGAAAGATATCTGAAATACAACCCTTCTTTTGTAGTTAGATGAGAAACAACAATTAAATTCACATTATTAGTTACACAAGTGTAATAATAAAATAGAAATTTAAATAATTAAAAGTATTATATATCATGCCCGAAGATAATTTAGGAGATCCAATACCAAGAAACGAACCGTTCGTTATTCCTGCTAGACCAGAAGAAACATTTGATTCTGTTTGGTTACGTAGCATTAATATTTACGCACCAGAAATAAATGCATCTGGAAACAATCAAGGAAGCATAAACGTAGAAATGTTACCTTACGATTCTAGCAATGATAAGATTTGGTCTACTGCTGATAATGAAGGTGTAGAATATTTAAATATACCAAGCAGAGTAAACGGAAGAAAAACTTTTTGGGATGCTGTAAATGAAGTACCAGAAGTTGCGAGTGCGATGAACTCAATCATCGAGGCTATCCCTGCTTTAAGAACTTGGGCTAATACTCCTCCACCAGAGCCAGAGCCACCAACTCCTGATCCAGATCCACAGCCAGAGCCAGAGCCAGATCCAGTCGATGATGTTGAAGAGGATGACTCAGAATAAGAGTCAATAAAGCGAATTAAAATTAATTTTAATTCAATTTAATCCACTTCCACCCATTTGGAGCCTTGTACTTAATCGAAGGTTTATTATTTTTCCATTCGATCATGTATCTATGATGCTCGCTGTTTGAAATATAAATAGGTCTTTTGTTTTTGTCTAATATTTTTTCGTACCATCTGCCACTTTGATGGACAATTAAATACTTAGCTTCATCTTCATTAGCGATGAGTTCCCACTCCTCGGAAGGAGTAGGAACCATCATATTGATATATGCGAGGAGAAGTTTTAAAAGATTCATGCTTTTACAAACCACTTAGGAGTTTCTCTTTTTTTCCATGTGGCAAATCCTGCTTTCTCGCCATTGTAATATGACCTATAAGCTGTGACACTACATTTGTTTTTGTATTGTTCTGGCATAGCCTGTGCAAATTTAGTTAGACCTTTTTGTGGAAGATTTAACTTAATATAGTTCTTACCACAC